CCCGGTACTTCCGGACGGGGACGGGATTTTACACGCATTGAGATTTTATACTCTGTTTTTCCAGCTGATTCATCTGTCAAAAATACCCATGCGTAGATGTCGTAATCATTTGCAGATCCATTATTTTCCAGCATGGAATCCGGAATCATGACTTCTGTTACTCCGTCCCTTGTGGTTCCAATCCTGGTGATTGCATCACCGCCTCTTTCCTGCAGAGCAAAATGAATCTCCACTGCCATCGGAAGCTGCAAGTTCTGGATCCGGAGAACCTGACCATAATCGTACTGATCCAATCCGTAAACCTTCGCGGTCTTGGATGGTGGCTCAAAAATAGCTGTCACTATCTTAAAATCTCTCATGCCACCACACTCCCTGCTACGGCATAGGCCATATCGATCACCAACATGGTTGCTGCTGAGTTCTGGCCATACAAATACAGCAATCCATTAGAAATCATGAAAGCTGTAGGTACTGCATTCAACCAACCATCTTCACATATCATGCCTGTCCCATATACGGTGCTGTTCGGTCTGTATCCTTCCGGAATTGTGCCGGCAGTCCACCACGTTCCTGCATTGGCTCCGATAGCACCCGTGTGCATATACACAGACAGCGATACCATCCCGTCCGCCGTTTTAGTGATAATATTGGATTCGCACTGAAATTCTGTTAATAACTTTGCGGTACTGATCTTTCCGACCTCGTCCATACGTTTCGACAACATCTCGATTGTCGGCGATACGGAAAACAGCTTCGTCACGCTTGTAATCGTCAGACCGTTCAGTGATACCCGGTACAATGGGAAATCATCCTGTGTTGCTCCATTCAGAATGTTTCCGTTGACATAACTCGGAACACTCGTCTGAATGGATGAACTGGCTTTCCCTTTGATCACCACAAGTTCCGCTGATTCCACCTGTGCACTGGTATCTTTTTTATAACGCATCACGATCAAATCGCTCCGGTACATTCCCTGTGCCCCGTTCTGGATGGTCACTTCCTCATAGCTGTTCACCGGGATGCGTATGTGCCTTCCTTGGTTGACCAGTTCACCGGATTTAATCTTAATTAAGTTGTTGGACACAATCTCCGCCGCAAACTGATTGCCGCCGGTCAAGACGTATTTCCCGGATCCGATAATTCCAGCATGCAATGCCCCTGCTGCTTCCGCTGTCACATGTTCTTTTCCGGTGTGCCCTGTAATAATTTCCACTGCCATTTCATCACGCTCCTATTCTCCAATCTGGCATTCTACACTGATGCCGCTGCTGTTGACTTTCAGTATCTTTTTCACAATGTCACGATTGACCGTAACACCGGTAATTGTCTCACGTGCTCCCACGATATCACCGACATCATACTCAGCATTGTTCTGGAAATCCGTTTCCAGCGTATTTGCTGTCGCATAAGCTTCCTGCAGCCGCTGTGTGCCACCAGAAATCAATTCATCTTCGGACTCCACGCTGGAATAGTCGTAGGTCTCTGTCACTTCATCCACTCCGAAAAACATCTGTGTCTCCGAAATATCTCCTTTTCCCAGGCAGATCAGATGGTTTACCGGTCGCTCATTGCTGCTGATCTGGAAATTCATCTGGTCAGAATCCCACTCTTCATCCTGGCTATAATCCACCAAAGGTACCGCAGACAAATGCACCTTTCCTTCACGATAATACATGACCAGTTTTGCGCCGGCGCATTTCAGCATCTTCCGGATTCCCGTGTATGCATCAATGTATCTGTCCATCTGATACGAGGTGATTGCAATACCTGCTTTCTGATTAGATGCTTCAAACAAATCTCCAAGGCCAGTTCGCTGTATCAGAAATCCCAGCACCTCATTCGCATCTCCGGCTAATATCAGGTAATTCTGCCCGTCATCCGGACACAGGATCTTTTTTGCCAGAATCCCGTGCCAGGTTCTTCCGGAATAGGTAACTGTCTCATTTCCGGTATCCACGCTGACACCATCGATCCGGCCACCGTACTCCGTATATTTCACATGCCCGTTCACTACATCCTGCATTGCCAGATAATCACCGATACTGCAGCAATGATCGGAAATTGCCATGGTGCACTCAAAATCGTTTTCATCTGATCCGAAAGCCAGATCCAGTTCGTATCGATCAATCGCCCCGAGCATCGTGTGATTGGAATCTTCGTGAATTAAGTCCATTTTGGCTCAGACCTCCTCTCGTACAAAGTGATGTCAAACCCGAACAGTCCGCTCCAGGACACGGAATGGCTTCCGGAAGCAATCTTCTGAAATACATACCAGTCCCTGTCTTGCAGGTTGTACTGGTTGACCTGTTCGCCGTCGTTTTTGACTTTGTATATTTTTTTACTCAGCGAATTAATGACGAGATATTCACCGGTCTCCAACTGGCAATTCACACGGTATTTGTGACTGCCGATCAGGATCTCCGGATTTTCACATGGACCATATACCACCATTTCAAAATCTGCATCCGAGATAGCTTCGTTCAGCAGGATCCGGCTCGACATGCCGTTGTAATAATCAAACGGATAATCGTGTGGATAGTCCATGTTGTTTCCACTGTCGGATATTTCCTGTGGCTGGAAGGTGAACTTTGATTCCCTTACCCAGTACGGGCGGTCTGTTGAAACTTCCAGCGATACCCGCATATATCCTTTGTGAATCAAATAATCCATCTTCTTTGAAGCGGTAATGTAACACTGCAGATAATAATCACCGATCACAATCCTTCCATACTTCATAGCCAATACATCTTTTTCTGTGCACTCAAACAGGGCATTTCTGATTGCTGTACCGTCCGTTTCGGAATCGCATTGAATAATCGTGGGGATTGTCCTAGTTACAATCCCCTTGTTGAAACCGGTTATCTTATTACTTTTTGATGTGATACTCCATGCAAAATCATGAAGGTCATTTTCATTTGCAAAAATATTCCTTTTTCCAAACAAAAGTTCTTCATTCATATGATTTTTATAAATAAATTCTTCCAGCATATTACCGTACCTCATTTACTAACCGTGCAAAATCTCTTCGATTTATCGCAATACTTGCCCCTTCCAGTGCCTTCCGCAGATTTCCGCCCATATTCTCATCAATGGCAAGAATTGCGTCAAGTATTTTGGAAAGGATTGTGATCATGCCTTCATTCTGTTCCGCCACCGCTTCTGAAATCATCATTTTCAACTTGTAAGCACCACTCACAACTTCATCACCGGCCTCGCCTCCAGCCATGATCTGTCCGTCATTATTAATTCCAAACGCAGTCGGTTTTGTCATTAAAATCGGATCATTCATTGCCTTTTTATACCAGTCAATGCTAAAATGCGGTACCGATGGCGGATTCAAACTGAACTCACCTTCAATCTTCGGATGTGGCATCTTCAGCTTCGGTAAAGACCATTCGAAATTGAAAAAACCTTTGATCTTATCAATGGCATTTTTTACCACATTCTTTATCGTCTCAAAAATACTGGAAAATTTGTCTTTGATCGCCCCCAGATTATTCGATACAATTTCCTTGGCGCCGTTCAGACCGTTTGATACGTGATTTTTTACAGTATCGATTGCATTTTTGACCGTTGTCTTGATTGCATCCCAGGCCGCCGTGAACACTCCCTTAATGGCACCCATGACCGTCATAATAACCAACTTGATGGCATCCCACACGGTTGTGATCACTGACTCGATTGCATCCAGGACTGTCGAGATTGCCGCTTTAATCACATCCCATACGGTTGTGATCACAGTCTGGATCACTCCCAGTATGGTTGTGATCGTAGTTGTTATTCCATCCCACACGGTCTGTACAACATTTTTTATTGTCTCAAGAATTGGTGTCAGAAAATCCACGATTGCATTCCATACCGTTTCAATTATGGTCTGTATAATCGTCAATGCTGTTGTGATGGTTGTCGAAATGAAATCCCATGCTGTCTGAAACAGTCCACTTATCGTCTGAAGGATTGGTTCAAAGAAACCTACAATGGCATTCCATACCGTTTCAATCACTGATTTGATGGTATCCAGCGCACTTATCACAGCATTTTTGATAAACTCCCATGCCGCAATAATGTATTCCTTACAATTCTCCCAGATAAGCTGAAACGGAATGGTAATGATCTGGAAAGCAGCTGACATCAGTTCACCGATGAATAAAAGTGCAAATTTTACTACATTTTTGATGCCTTCCCACACCGTTGAAATAAAATCTTTGATACCGTTGAAGATATTCTCAGCTGTTTCCTTGACAACGTTAAATCCACTTTCAACTTTTTCTTTGATTTCCTCTACCTTTTCAACAATCGCTGACCGGATCTTTTCCCCGATTTCTTTGACATGTTTCCAAAGTTCAGACAGTTTTTCCTTGATCTTGTCCCAGTTCTTATACAGCAGGATTCCTACTGCAATCGCCGCTCCAATCGCAATGATGATGAGACCAATCGG